GTTATCCGTATCTGTTCTTCTCTGATACAATCAATAAGAACAAACCACAAGTGCTGAAAGACAAAGAGCGTACAATCTGGGCATCTAATCTTTGCTCGGAGATTGCTCTGCCATCATCTTGGGATGAATCGTTTGTATGTAACCTTGCATCAATGAACTGTCTTACCTTTGATGAATGGCAGCACACTGATGCAGTAGAAACAATGATCTTTTTCCTTGATGCTGTCATGGAAGAGTACATTGAAAAAACTAAAGACGTACCATTTATGGAATCATCACATAACTTTGCTGTTCGCTGGAGAGCATTAGGTCTAGGCATTCTAGGTTGGCACTCGTATCTACAAGCTAAGATGATACCGTTTGAGTCGTTTTCTGCTCAAATGGAAACTGTTAAAATTGCTAAATTTATTGATGACCGCAGTCTTGCTGCATCTAAAGAACTCGCTATCGAATATGGCGAACCAATAGGGATGCTAGGCTATGGTCAACGAAATCTTACGAGATGTGCTGTCGCTCCTACTACTAGTTCAAGCTTTATACTTGGTCAAGTTAGCCCTAGTATTGAACCGTTGGCATCGAACTACTTTACCAAAGATCTTGCGAAAGGCAAGTTTACATACAAGAATCCGTTCCTTGCTGACCTACTTGCGTCAAAAGATCAGAACACTTTTGAAGTTTGGGAGACGATCTTAAAACGTGGTGGTTCTGTCCAGCATCTTGAGTTCTTAACACAGGATGAAAGAGATGTATTTAAAACATTCTCAGAGATTACACCTATTACTATTGTCCAACAAGCTGCTGCTAGACAGAAATATATAGACCAAGCACAGTCACTGAACTTGTTGATTCATCCTGATGTATCAGCCAAAGATGTAAATGCTCTTATCATCGAAGGGTGGAGACTTGGCGTGAAAACTTTCTATTATCAACGTTCGGCAAATCCAGCACAAGAACTAGTTCGTGATATTATGAACTGTGCAGTTTGTGAAGCCTAAGGAGAAATAAATGGAACAACAATATTCAGGTCAGTGTGTGAACTGTGAGGTAGAAACTTACGTTACAGTAGTAGATGAAGATGAACTGCCATTGTATTGCCCTATGTGTGGATGTCAGATGGATTTTGACGAAGAGGATTAATCAATATAAGTAGTTCTGTAGAAATATGGAGCTACTTTTTTTATGTGGTATTATAATGACGAACCATACGAAATTGCCTTAGGTGAATACCAAGGCTTTGTGTATTGTATTACAGAACTAACCAGTAACAAAATGTATATTGGTAAAAAAGGTTTCTGGAGTAAAAAGACACTACCGCCTCTCAAGGGCAAGACACGCAAACGCAAATCAATTGTTGAGTCCGACTGGATGAAATATTATGGATCGTCTGAGGTAGTTAAGCAGCTTCTATTAGAACACGGAGCTGATAACTTTCGGCGAGACATTTTATATCTTTGTAAATCAAAAGCAGAGATGGGATATCTTGAAGCCAAGGAACAGTTTGATCGTAATGTTCTTCTTGACGATAGATATTATAACGGAATAATCAACTGTAAAGTGCATAGGAATCATATTAAGGGTTTACATTCAAATCATAATGGTATATAATATTATTATCAAGGAGAACTCTAATGATTTTAATCGACTATTCTGGTATCGCTATAGCGCCTGTTATTATGGAAGCTGTGAAAGCTGACGATTTGTGGCTGATGCGCCATATGATTCTAAACAGTATTCGTATGTATCGTAAGAAGTTTAAGCAATATGGTGAGGTGGTTATCGTAGCTGATAATGGCGGCAACTGGCGTAAAGAAGTGTATCCACAGTACAAGTTTAAGCGTCACAACAACCGTGAAGAGTCGTCAGTTGACTGGGATGTAGCTTTTCAAAATATCAATACTATTTTTGAAGAGATCGGTGAGAACTTCCCTTACAAAACTATTAAGCAGTGGGGATGTGAAGCAGACGATTCTATTGCTGAGATTGTAAAGTGGACTCAAGAGTTTGGTAATCATGAAGAAGTTATGATCGTATCATCAGACAAAGACTTTAAACAACTGCATAAGTTTTCTAATGTGAATCAGTTCTCTGCTATCACCAAGAAAATTATTAAAGTTGATGACGCTAGACTTACTCAGCTTGAGCACTTCATTACTGGTGACGGTGGAGATGGTGTACCTAACTGCCTATCACCTGATAATACATTCACTGATGATCTACGTCAAGAAAGATTAACTGCAAAGAAAAAAGCAATGCTTATCGAAGATCCTAGGTCATTAGGGGATGAAGTCTATCGTAACTTTTTACGCAATAAAAAAATGATAGATTTGACAGAAACTTCTGAATGCCCAGAAAACATCAAAAAAGAAATTATAAATAAATTTGTTGAACAAGATCCACGTGATAATAAAAATAAGGTTATGAACTTCTTTATTAAAAATCAATGCCGTGGTCTATTAGAAGTTATTGAGGAATTTATATAACATGGTTGAAACTGTTACATTACTATTGTTTGAAGTTTTTGAAAAGATTAGCAAAGCTTCAACAAAAAAAGAAAAGATTGAGTTGTTAAAAAAATATAACTCGTCTG